AAAGATATGTTGGAAGCGGAAAGCTCATTAGGGCTTGTTTTTTCGCAGAACCTTTTTATAGGTAATGAACCGGCTTCTCCAAGCGACACGGTTACAATATATGATACTGGTGGGTGGAAACCGCAATTAACATTTGACAAAGAAGAAAAATATGAACGTCCGACTATCCAGATAAGGGTTAGAAATACGACTTATACTGACGGTTGGGATATTATACAGAGTATTAGGGATTCGTTGCACGGACGGGCACATGAAACGTGGAACGGTACTTATTATAGTGTTATTGTTTGCACCAGTGATATTGGTTTCTTGGACTGGGACAACAATAGAAGAGCACGATTCGTTGTAAATTTTAATGTGCAACGAAGATTTATTGTTTAATTTTAATGTTTAAGGAGGAAAAAACATGAGTAATGCGATTGCAGGAGTTGGAACAGTGTTTCAACGTTGGAACGGTGCTGCGTGGGATAAACTCGCAGAGATTAATTCTATTTCCGGTCCGACTAAAACGAGGGATTTTATTGACGTTACGTCTTTAGATTCCGTAGGGGGTTACCGTGAGTTCATTGCAGGTTTCCGTGATGGCGGGACTGTTACTTTAAATATGAACTTTACGAGAGCTACTTATGACCTTATGAACACTGATTTTGAGGACGAAGAATCTCAATTCTACGAAATTGTTTTACCGGATGCCGATGAAACAAGTTTCGAGTTCTTAGGGTTAGTAACTGAACTGCCTTTGGAAATTACTACCGATGATAAAGTAACCGCTAACGTTACCATTAAAGTAAATGGTAAAGTTGAGGTGAATTCCGGTAGTGGTTCGAGCTCTTAATTTTTTGCTAATCAAGCATATTTTTTATTGTATAATTTTTTAAATTTTAATCAGAATGAAAAACGTATTTTTAAACAGAGACGCTCTTTTACAGAGAGACGTTCTTAAAATTGAAAAAGTAGAATTGACCAGAGGGTTTGTTTATGTTCGGGAAATGACTGGAAAAGAAAAAGATGCGTGGGAAACTTCCCTTATGAAACGTAAACCATCTGGTAACAAAACTGCAAGGGGTGATTTTGAAATAGATTTGGACGGATTCCGTGCTAAACTTGCTGTTGTTACTGTTTGTGATGAAAACGGAGATTTGATTTTTAAAGCGGAAGATGTAAAAACATTGAATGCTGCCATGAGTGCCGTGAATATGGACAAAATAGTTTCCGTAGCACAAAGATTGAACGCCATATCAGAGGATGATAAGGAGGAAATCTTAAAAAACTAAAAAACAGTGCAGGAAAACAGTTCCAATTCCGGCTCTGTAAAGAATTAGGAATAGTACATCCTAAATATTTACTGGAACAGTTATCAGCAACAGATTTAGCGGAATGGGAAGCGTATGACAGAATAGACCCTATCGGGGCAAAAAGAACAGATACCCATTTTGCTATTTTATTAGCGCAAATAACAAATTTGTTTATCCGAGCTTACGGAGAGAAAAATGCACCCTTAGCGGAACCGAAAGATTTTGTATTGGATTGGTCGGGTGATGCAGCAAAAGAACCAGAAAAACAATCCACAGAAGATATGAAATCAGTGTTAATGCAGATTGCGAATACGCAAAACAGAAAAGTAGAGTGGAAACAACGAAAAAGACGTAAATAATGAATATAGGAACGCTAACAATTTTCTTGGGGGTAACTACCAGTGGTATTAATAAAACCATAAGGGATGTTAACAGGTTGGAGCGAAATGTAACTTCTTCCGTTCAGTCCATGAATGAAAAAATGCTTACCACGGGCAGAACATTGACACAGTTTTCCACATTCCCAATAACTGTATTGAGTAGTATAGCAGCTAAAACATTTGCAGAATTTGAATTTAATCTTTCTAAAATAACTGGACTTGTGGGTATAGCAGATGAAAAAACCAAAAAGTGGGGCAATCAACTGCAAACATTAAGTAGTCAGGTAGGGCAAACTTCCGTAAAATTATCGGAAGCCTTATATTTTGTAACCACGGGGGGTATCAGAAGTGCAGAAACATTAGATGTGATAGCTACTTCCGCAAAAGCTGCTGCAACAGGGTTAGGCGAAACAGCGCAAATTTCTGACATAATAGTATCGGCAATGAACGCCTATGGAAAAGCCAATTTAGATGCTTCACGAGCAGGTGATATTTTAACGATGTCCGTTAGGGAAGGTAAAGCGGAGGCGGATAAATTGGTTTCTTCTATGGGTATTGTTTTTCCCATTGCTTCCAAATTGGGGGTCTCATTTGAGGAAGTTGGTGCGGGTATGGCTGCCATGACACGTACAGGAACGACTGCTGCGACTTCCGCCATGCAGTTAAGGCAAATATTGTTTCAACTTTTAAAGCCGTCAATTCAAGCCGAAAAGGCTTTAAACACGATGGGCACAAGTTCCCAAGCATTACGAGATTCATTACGGGACGATGGGTTATTAGAAACCCTTATGAAAATACGTGATATGATGAACGTGTTCGGGGAAGATGTGGTGGCTAAAGTATTTCCGAATATTCGTGCATTATCAGGGGTTTTAGATATATTAGGTGAGAACCTTTCCGAAAACATTATACTTTTCAATAATATTCGCAATGCCAGTGGTGAATTGGAACAAGCATTCGATAATGTTTCTGATACACTTCAATTCAAAACCAATGTTATGGTAGCTGCTTTTCGTGGCTACATGATAGAATGGGGTGAGGCTATCAGTTTAGTAGTTATTCCGGCATTTGATTGGATGACACAACGATTTGAATCTATGCGAAAATGGCTTAATGATTTAAGTCGCCCATGGAAAGAGTTGTTAGCTGTAATAGCATCATTTGCGGTGGTAATCGGTCCGGCAATGATTCTTTTTGTCATATTAAAAAATACATTAAAATCAATCGGTGCGTTTTTTGGAGCAACTACAACGGAAACAACCAAATTAACTAAAGCACTATTAGAAAACACAGCAGCACTTAATGCACAAACGGCAGCAGCAGCAAAAAAATTAGCAGCAGATAAAGCGTCCGTAACAGCAACGGCAGCAGCAGTGGTTACGGAAGAGGCTTTGGTGCAAGCCAGAATAAAAGAATCTGCTGCAAAAACAATGTCAGCCAGAGCAGAAGTAATTCACACACAAGCCGTTAAAGCAAGTGCAGATTTTAAGAGAAAATTAGGTGTTGCAAAAGGGGTACTTACCAAAGCTACCAATGCAGCAGCAGCAGCACAAGTAAAATACAATGCAGCATTAAAATCTGGTATAGGTGTTCAAGAAGCGGAGGCAGCAATGCAGCACGCCAATTTGCAGCAAAGAAGAGCTTATGAGGTACTTCTGCAACGTGAAGCAGAATATCTTAAATTAACCACTATTGAACTGAATAGAAAATTAAGAGCAGAAGCACAAAAAATAGCATTAGAAAAGGCTTCCGCTAAAGCTACAGAAATTCGTTTGGCATTAGAAAAACAAGAAGCAGCGATATTACAAGCAAAAGCATTACAAAATCAACAATTTATAGTACATCAGGGAGGTTCGTTGTTATTTGCTAAACGAATAAATGCGGAAACGCTTAAATCAGTTACTATTTATAGGGAAGCCACTAAACAAACAAACCGACTGACGGCAGCTATGCGAGCTTTAAGCAGAGTTCCGCTCGGAGTGTGGTTATTACTTGCTTTTGCACTTCAACAGGTGTATAAAGAATTAACTAAACTGTCCGCAGTTGAAAAAACACAAAAAGAGCTTGCGGACAAAGTAGCAGAAGCTACGGCAAATGAAACATCGGAATTAAAAACATTATTGAGTATTGCTCAAAATGAAAGGGTATCCAAACAAATGCGCAGAGAAGCTATTGAAAAAATAAATGCAATAGCACCGGAATATTTGAATAATTTACGATTAGAAACAATAAATACACAAGATGCTCAAAAAGCAATAGAAGCATACACTAAAGCACAAAATGAACGATTCCGAATTGAAGCTACACAAGAAGCATTAAAAGAAAAACATAAGGAATACACAAAAGCAATAATAGACGGCACTGACGCTAATTTAGGATTTTGGAGAAGTTTGCAAGCGTATGCACGTTTTTCTTTTTCTTTATCCCGTGATACGGATGCAAGAAAATATGTTCGTATTATGGATGAAGCACGTCAGGCAGCACGTGAACGTTATCGGCAAGAATATGAAGACAGTGTAGAATTTTTGCAAATGCAATTAGAGGATAGACAAGGTGCTACTGATGCCATAGCTGCACAATACGCTTATTTAGAAACTCAATATGAACATGCTTTCCAAAAAGAAAAGCAATATCAGGGTGCATGGAATCAGGCTAATGCAGAAATGGCGCAATCTATACAACGTGCATTAGACCAAAGTGAAACCCAGTTAGAATACGAAGAAAGAGTTAAAAAAGCAACGTTAGATACCAGAAAGGCTTTACAATTAGCAGGTGCAGAGCAT